CGCGCATCACAGGTGTGAAGCAGATGATGCGTCGCTACGAGCTGTGCTACATGATGCTCGACTTCGCTGTCAATCGTCCGAACGCATCGTTCAAGACGTTCCTCAAGGCCGTCACGCCCATCGTGAGTTCCATGTACGGCCACGACGAGCAGAAGGTCACCGAGATTCTGACGCTGTCGGAAGCCTTCAACAAGATGCTCCGCACAGGGCAAATCAACCGAGAGACCATCGCGTGGATTGACCCACACCGCAATATGACCGACAGGTGGGACAGAGACCTGACCCGCCACGGGTGGTGAGGCGAACGGGAGTCGTGTCCTCAAGGACACGCTCCCTCCGTCCATCGGTGTGTACCGATGCTGATGAGACCAAAAGGTCGAAACGGAAACTCACACAAATGGGTGGCGCACCTACCGCCAACACTATCATGGCACAAGCCGACTACACACAGAAGATTCAGTTTTGGACTGAACAACTCGCTCTCGCGGACAACCCGCTGACCGCGCACAAGACGCGCTACACGCTGACGCGCTGTCAAGATTCGCTCGCCCACTTCGAGGGCAAGCAACTCGCCATTGAGACCAATCGCGTGGCGTTGCCTGACCTGACCGAGGCCCAAGCGCAGAAGGTTGCTGACGCTGACCTGCTCGTGTCCAACCTCATCGTTGAACTCTCGGAGTCAGACCCACGTTGGACAGCGATTTGGGAGGAGTTCGACCTGCTCGAAGCCGTTGAAGACCACATCAAGAAGTTGCAGTCATGAGTCAGTCACGCATCCACGCCACCATCAAGTTCCAAACGGGGCTTGGGGGTGTGCGCCACGTCACCAAGTTGTGGAACGGGCAGAGCCACATCGACAACTACGTCACGTTCATGAAGCGCAACCAAGGTTGGACGTTCGATGAAATTTTCGTCACCCCAAAATAAATTTGGATACGTACAACTCTCGTCGTATCTTTGTCGAAATCCGTGTCCTCAAGGACACACAAACTCAACTCAAATGAAAAAGTTTAAGTACATCGCAACGTCCATGTTCATGGCGTGTTGCACCCTCTGCATGGGCATCGCGCTCGTGTGGTCAGTCATTGCAAACTGCAATGCATACGAAGGTCAGAGCATCATCGCGGCCATCATCGTCTCCCTGATGGGAGGAAGCATCACCATCGTTTCACTTGGCCTGTTGTTGGGCTACATCAAAGAAGGCGAATCATGAGCGACGACAAGAAGTACATCGAACTCTACGACCTGATGGTCGAGTACGGAGTATGCAACGAGGAGGAAATCTCTCTCGTGTGTAGCATCAACGGAACATCTCTCTACAGCTTGGAGTGCATCCTGTTCTCCCGCACAGGGTATCGCAGTCTCGACCAATGGAAAGAGATGGAATTAAATTTGGAAGGGTAGAACTTTTGTCTTATATTTGTCCAATCAATGTCTAATCGTGGGGTGTGTCTTCAAGGACACGCCCCTTCTAACTCAACTCAAATGTGTGTAATCATCATCAAGCAAAAGCAAAACAAGATTGCTATGCAGACGTTGGAGAATGCCTCCCTCGTCAATCCTCACGGCCTCGGTGTAACGTGGCTTGACACCTTCAAGACGGACTACCTCGACTCAAGCGAGTACGCTGTCCTCGACACCGAGCGTCCGTTCATCGCTCACTTCAGGTACGCCACCATCGGCAAGGTCTGCAAGGAGAACACGCACCCGTTCGTATGCGGCAAGAACATCGATGAACTGTTCATGATGAACGGTACGGTCAAGGGCTACGGCAACAAGGACATGACCGATACGCAGGACATCGCCAACAAACTCGGTGATATGCCACGCGCATCATGGAAGAAGTTCCTGTCCAAGTTCAAGGCCGTGCGCTTCGTGTCTGTCAACACCAAGAACAAGTCGTTTCAGATTTACAACCGCGACCTGTTCACGTACAAGGATGGCGTGTGGTACAGCAAGACCAACATCTTTCGTGACAACGTGGTCGCTGTGTACGGCACGCTCAAGCGTGGGCATGGCAACTACATGAGGTGCTTGCAGGGTGAGTCCATCTACATGGGGGGCGCAGTCACGGCAGACAAGTATCCCCTTATCATCGACGGACTCCCATTCCTATCCCCCAAACAGGGTATTGGACACCACGTTGAGGTGGATGTGTTCCGTGTTGACGACGATACGTTCGCTCGGCTCGACCACCTTGAGAGCCACCCACGTTGGTACGTTCGAGAGCAAGTGCCTGTTGTCTTGGACAACGGACGCAGGGTTGTCACGGCATGGGTGTACTTCAACGATGTAAGCATCGAGGGCAAGGAGCATCACAAGTCATACGAACGTGTGGCACAGCCACGCCTGTTCGCTGAACGTGCGGAGCCATTCCAACCGACCATCGACGAGGACGACTGCTTCGAGGTGGCTGACGCGGAGTTCTCCGACGACGGCCACGTCTGCCCAACGTGCTTCGCTGACGTGGAGTACGACGGGTTCAACAACTACCACTGCGGAGAGTGCGACACATGGCACGCAGAGAAAGACCTCATCGACATCAGCGATACCATCGAGGATGTGTTCAAATTCAACGACCATGAGTAATCCATACGACAATGACACCACGCCCACCTTTACCGGTGAGGTGTGGGTCAGTGTGCGAGTGACGTACACCGACCATGAGTGTGCCGACCAAAGCACACTTGAGCAAGAAGCAGTAGCTGACGTGCAGAAAGCCATCGAGAATCTCGGTGGCGTGTACGCTGAGTTGGAGGACTCAGACCTCATCATCACCAATGAGGAGGAGGACTTCATGTCACGGGCTGACCGCCTGTACGAGCAAGCGAACGACAAGTAAGTGGTAAATAATTAAAGGATATAGACCACAGGTGCGCATTGGCGTGGGGGGTGGCATCTAAATGATGTAAGACCTTATCCCGAAGGTTCGATTCCTTCCGCACCACAAACCCGTGTCCTTGAGGACACACAATACTCAATTCAAATGTTTGACGTAAACAAAATTCCTACCGAGTTCAAGGGCTTGGAGGGCAAGACAATCAAGAAGGTTCGTTGGATGAACGACAGCGAGATGAAGCAAGCCATGTGGTACAAGCGACCCGTCGTTGTGTACTTCACCGACGGTACGTTCATGATTCCGCAGATGGACGACGAAGGCAACGATGGTGGTGCTATCTACTACCAAGGAGAAAACGACTACACCGTTTTATTTACCGAGCAATGAGCGACATCACCACAACGATTGCCAAGATGGTTGAACGCTTGGACGAGCAGTCTGATACCATCTTTCGCTTACGAAAAGAAATGGGTCGGGCAGAGAGGTTCAAGGTCACCCTCATGCATGGTGGCGAGAGACCTGACGAGGTCAGACACACACGGAGCATCCTTACAGCACGCCTGTGGTGTGACCAAGCAGAGCATTCAACCATTGAGGTTCACAATCAAATCGTAGAGTAATGAAAGGACTCCTCCTACTGTTGAACGAGAAGAGAGCCGAGGCCAAAGACCTCATGGCGGCAAGCGATACGCGAACCCGCCATGAAGGTCTCGGCATGATGGAAGTAGTAACTGAACTCAAGGCATGGATTGCGCGGCAGAAGAAGACCGAGCGATTCCTTACGCAAGAGAACACCATCGTCAAGGATGGTTACGTCTACGTCAGGGTCAATGAGATTCCCTTTGACGAACTGAAATAGTGTGAGATATATTTGCACAGGTATAATTCTTGTATTATATTTGACTAATTAAATTCTAATTCTATGGCACAGCTAATCAAAACAGATGGAACTATCGTCGAGGACGTAGCCATCGAAAAGTTGGAACAGCAACAGAAGTTGGTAGACGGGTACGTTCAGTACGTTTACAAGGAAGACCTTGTCTTCATCGTGAACGAAGAAGGACTGCTTCGTAGCATGGACTACAACCCCGTCGCATCCATTGCGAGTGGACGCGACCTCGTGGGTGACGTTATCCTCGCATCACAATCTGAGATAAAATGATTGACACAAGCCTCCTCTACCTCAAGATGCATCAGCCACACAATCGTGCGCTGATACAACGCCTCCAACAACTCATCGGAATGGAAGAGCCGACCATCAAGGACTTCCAAGAGACAGGACTCATGATGTCTCGGCAGGACTTCGAGAAGTCAGCCAACCCCACGGGTGAGGAGACCATTGACCTGCGCAGTAACTGCACCGACGTGGTGTGGTACGCACTTACCGGACAAATCATTGAGTGCCTCGACTCCGGATACTTTATCGGAGAGGCCAACGGATACACCAAGCGAAGTAAAACCCTCGACGTAGTCGAACAATTCATATTTGAAAATGGCAGATAAGAAGCCCACCAATCGAGACCGTGTGTCCTCAAGGACACAGCACAGTTCAACCGTTGTAGTCCACGACATCTTTCAGGATATCATGGATGTTTTCAGCGGGAAGTTTAACCCACCCCAACCAACCCCCGATGAAGGAGCAAATCTTTGATGGATACGCAGTACAGATTGCAGAGTTGTTCAACCTCAAGGTCGAGGACTTGTTCGTCAAGTCCAAGAAGCGCGACGTAGTAGACGCACGACAACTGCTGTACTACGCCTGTTCAAAGAGACCCATGCGTGTCGTGTACATCCAAGAGTTTATGAAGCGCAACGGCTACGAGATTGGGCACACCTCTATTCTTCACGGGATAAAGGTTGCAGGTGACAGGGCTAAGTCCGACAAGGACTACAAGCAGGTCATCAAGAGACTCAAGATGTAAGCATGAACTACACACAAGACCAAGTGTTCGAACAGGCACTTGAGGATAAGTACGCAAGTAACATTGACGGCAGAGGATACGAGGGTCGTATCTCTTACGGCATTAAAATTACTCGCGACAACCGCACGGGTGAGGTTGAGTTCTTCAACACCGCACATGGCGGAAGCTACTACGTAAAACTATCTCCCGCAGAGGAGCATCTTTTTTACAGCAAGGGTTGGAAGTACGGCATCTATGTCGTATATTTGTCAAACAATCGTCTAAAACTTGAAACAATCGAGAGGTCAATCAGGAAGGAGGTGAACAGCACCAACAACCACGCGACACTCAAGTCCCTTCGGGGCAAACGTGACAAGGTTCTTACACGGTACAACAAAGTGAATCTTTTACTCAAATCAATTCAATAACAATGGCACAGAAAAAATCTGTATTCGAAACGTTGAGCGCAATCAACGTCAACGACAAGGTGGAAAAGAAATCCAACCTTACTTATCTATCATGGGCGTGGGCTTGGGCCGAGGTCAAGAAGCAATATCCTGACGCATCATACGAGGTGTCACGCGACCCACAAACAGACAAGCCGTGGTTCTTCGACCCGGCACTTGGTTACATGACCATGACAAGCGTAACCATCGAGGGTGAGACCCTTGAGATGTGGTTGCCTGTAATGGACGGAGCGAACAACGCAATGATGGACGCACCGTATACGTTCACCACTCGCTACGGTGAGAAGGCAGTCAACAAGGCAACGATGTTCGACATCAACAAGACCATCATGCGTTGCCTCACCAAGAACCTCGCGATGTTTGGACTCGGTCACTACATCTACGCAGGTGAAGACCTCCCTGAGTCCAAGCCTGAACCCGTGTCCTTGAAGACACTCAAGGTGAACGACGACAACTACAAGAACATTGTAGCGTACATCAAGGAGAACAATGACAAGACCATCGAGGACATTGTCGCTATCGCAGAGCGCAAGTACAAGCTGACTGCCGCAGTCAAGAAAGCACTGACCGCTGAAATCGAGAAGGCATGAGCGAAGCTATTGAAAAGCTACGCGACGACGAGCATTACTATGGGGAGTTTGGACAGAAGTATCTGTCCAACTCCGACATAGGTGCGCTGTTGAAGAACCCTCGTGACTTCAAGAAGAAGCAACCTGACAACCCCGCGTTCGCCAAGGGTAGGTACTTCCATCAGCTTATCCTTGAGCCTGAGAAGGCAAGGGTGTGGGACTTCGTTGATGTAGGGTCGCGAAGCACCAAGGCATACAAGGAATACTGCTTGGAGAATGAAGTTCCGTTTGCCCTGCTTGAGAAAGAGCGCGACGATGTACAGCACTGCGTTAAGAGTATGCTCGGACACATGGACTTGTTTGAAGACATACGCCACAGCGAAGCAGAGTATGAAGTCCCTGCCATCAAGCAGATTGCAGGTGAGATGTGGAAGGGTAAGGCAGACATCGTCCACCCTGAGATGGTCATCGACCTGAAGACCACATCAAACATAGCTGACTTCCGTTGGAGCGCAAAGAAGTACAACTACGACAGCCAAGCCTACATCTACTCGCAGATGTTTGGTCGTCCACTTGTCTTCTACGTTGTCGAGAAGGGAACAGGAACCATCGGTGTGTTCGAGACCTCACCCACGTTCATCGAAGGTGGAGAGGCCAAGGTTCGCAAGGCCGTCGAGCAGTACCGTAAGTTCTTCGGAGACAATCCAATAGAAAATCTCGATGCATATTTTATCCACGAAATTCTTTGAAACTGTAGAAAGTTTCGTATATTTGTTTAATCAATACTTAAATCATGTCTAATAAAAAAGAAGCTATCTTCCCTGACGGTCTCATCCTCAAGAAGAAAGACACCGACCCTGATTGGGTCATCGGACACCTCTCCTTCAAGGTGGAGGAGTTCATCAAGTTCCTGACCAAGCACGACAAGAAGGGTTGGGTCAACGTGGAAATGAAAATCGGCAAGGAGTCAGGCAAGCCCTACACCGAGTTGGATACATGGGAGCCTAAGCCACAAGGCGATACCAAAAAAGAAACTGTGGCTGAAAGCAAAGCTCAGGGAGTAGAGTCCCCTGCAAAAGACGAGGCTTTGCCTTTCTAACCATTTGTGTTGAGTAGGAAGGGGGGCTTCGGCCCCCCTTTTTTTACCTCCAATAATGCCGATAAAAGATGGCCCCTATCTAACTACTACTCTTTACTCTACTTTTATTTTCTCTTGTATTACGAGAAGAAAATCGACATTATCGACATCTCCTTGATAATGAATACTTTAATCAACACAAATTCAACACAGTCATGACATCAACCGTCACACTCTTCAGGAATATCGTAGAGACTGCCACTCCCTTCCATCGCCCCGTCGATGTAGTCCTACAAAGAATCAAGGAGGGAGCAACCAAAGACCTTGTCAAACGAATCAGGGCAGAGCGCAACAAGACAGAGCGCAATGAATTGAAGAAGGGTCTCCCTGCCATCTGCTTCAGCGGCACATTCAACAAGCGCAACGACAAGTCGCTCGTTCAGCACAGCGGAATCATCTGCTTGGACTTTGATGGGTATGAGAAGAAGAAGGAACTCATCAGCCACAAGGAGAACCTAACCAAAGACCCATACGTATACTCGGCATTCGTTAGTCCATCAGGCAATGGCTTGAAGGTTTTGGTGCGAGTCCCCGCTGACCCTGACAACCACGTCAACTACTTCAACGCACTTCAGAAGCACTTCGACAGCCCGCACTTCGACAAGACGTGCAAGAACCTGAGCCGTGTATGCTACGAGTCGTTCGACCCCGTGCTGTACATCAACAAGAACGCTTCGCTGTGGGATAAGATTGATGAGCCTGAGTATCGCGAACTCGTATCGCGTCGTGACCCACCCACCATACCTATCACCGATGAGAACAAGGTGGTGGACATCCTCATCAAGTGGTGGACGAAGAAGTATCCTATGGTCGAGGGACAGCGCAATCAGAACACGTTCGTTCTTGCTATGGCATTGAACGACTACGGCATCAACAAGAGCCTTGCCTCCTACGTCCTGAACAACTACGCCACACAAGACTTTACGGAGAGCGAGATTCAACGCACGATTGATTCGGCATACGAACACACGCAGAACTTCGGCACGAAGTATTACGAGGACGAGGACAGGGTCAACACCATCCGCACGAAGATGAAGCGCGGTGTGTCAAAAAAAGAAATACGCTATCAACTCGAAGAGTCTGCACTTGATAGCGATACCATTGATGCTGTCCTCAACCGAGTGGAGGAGGAGAACTCAATGCAGACGTTTTGGGAGAAGAACGAGAAGGGTACAATCAAAATCGTACACATCCTGTTCAAGCAGTTCTTGGAGGACAATGGCTTCTACAAGTATTGCCCCGAAGGTGGGCGTAACTACATCTTCGTCAAGGTCACCAACAACTTGATTGACCACACGTCGGAGAAAGAAATCAAGGACTTCATCCTGAGTCACCTCATTGAACTCGACGACATCAGCGTGTACAACTACTTCGCTGACAACGTCAGGTTCTTCCGCGAGGAGTTCCTATCCCTGCTCTCAACCATTGACATCTACTTCATTGAGGATAGCAAGGATGCGTCTTACCTATACTACAGGAACTGCGCTGTCAAGATTACGAGGGATGCAGTAGAGACCATCGACTACCTCGACCTTGGTGGATACGTTTGGAAAGACCACGTCATCGACCGCAAGTTCATGGAGTGTGAATACCAAGGGTGCGTCTACGGTCAGTTCATCTCACGCATCTGTGGTGACAACGATATGCGTATCGCTACGATGGAGTCCACGATTGGATTCCTCATGCATGGATACAAGAACCTGTCGTACTGCCCCGCTGTCATCCTCAACGACGAGGTCATCAGCGACAACCCTGAAGGGGGAACAGGCAAGGGCTTGTTCATGAACGCCCTCAGTCAGATGAAGAAACTCGTGGTCATCGACGGCAAGGCGTTCGCGTTCGAGAAGTCCTTCCCATATCAGACCGTAAGTGCAGACACGCAGATACTGTGCTTCGATGATGTGAAGAAGAACTTCGACTTCGAGAGGCTATTCAGTGTGGTCACCGAGGGTCTGACGTTGGAGAAGAAGAACAAGGATGCCATCAAGATTCCGTTCAGCAAGTCTCCGAAGATTGCCATCACCACCAACTACGCCATCAAGGGTACGGGTAACTCGTTCGCTCGACGCAAGTGGGAGGTCGAACTGCATCAGCACTACAACAAGAACCGCACACCTCTCGACGAGTTTGGTAAGCACTTCTTTGCCGATTGGAACGACGAGGATTGGTGTTTGTTCGACAACTATATGGTCGCTTGCTTGCAGGGATACCTGAAGACAGGGTTGGTGAAGTCCACGTTCGTGAACCTGCAGGTGCGTCAGCTATCAGCAGAGACAAGCCACGACTTCATCGAGTGGTGCGGACTCATCGAGGGCACACCATCCAATACGCATCTCGATATAGGTGTGAAGTTGATGAAGCAAGACCTGTACTACGAGTTCATTCAGGAGTATCCTGACTACGCTCCCAAGGCTAAGATGACTATCAGCCGCACACGATTCTATAAGTGGCTGACAGCATACGCAGTATTCACCACGGGCATAACCCCTGAAGAAGGTCGCGACCCATCAGGTCGTTGGTTGCGCCTTCGCAACAAGCATGAAGCAGAAGTTCAAACACGTTTAATCTAATCACCATGAAGAAAAATCTAATCAAAGAAGAGCGCAACCTTGCGGTTCGTAGACTCAGCGCACGAGGTGTATCCAACAAGGACATCTCAAAGCGTCTCGGTGTTACATACGGAACAGTATGGAACATCATCAACAATTACCCACACTCAAAACAGAAAGAGATGAAGGCTCTTGAGACCAAAGGAGAGAAGCACTACAAGAACGGAGGCATCGAGCCTGTAGAGTACATCCTCAAGAACAAGATGGGATACCTTGAGGGCAACGTCATTAAGTACGTCACGCGCCACCGAGACAAGGGCAGGTCTCAGGACATCAAGAAGGCTATCCATTACTTGGAGATGATTCTCGAAGCGGAATACCATGAAGCCTGAGATATTCATGTGGGGTGACAAGGAGGTCTTCGCACGCAAGACGTGCTTAAGCGATGCTGAGATGTATCGCAACATCGAAAGATTAGACCGAGTCATCAACGCTAAGTCTGAGAGGAAGGTCGGGCGTGGTCGTACCGCCACCACGGTGGAGGTAAATAAGTACCGCAACGTTGACCCCTTGGTAAGAGAACGAATTAGCAACAGCCTTGAATACTATTCCGAGCAGATGAAAAAGTCATCAGAGATAGAGTTTAGAGACTACCAAGAAGACATCATCAGTAGGGGTGTCCGTGTCCTTGAGGACACGGGCTTCCTCTACTTGGCGATGGAGGTGCGTACAGGTAAGACCCTCACAAGCCTAGGTATCTGTGACGAGATGGGTGCTGACAACGTCTTGTTCATAACGAAGAAGAAAGCCATCTCTTCTATCACCGCAGACAGCGACAAGCTGTGCCCG